GCTGATGATAAGGCTGGTTCACAGTTAAAAAGTGTTGTAGATGAGATTAAGAGCGCTATCAGTATGCCATTATTCCAAGTTAGACGTCCCTACGCTCAATATGCTGACATCTTACGTAATAAAGCCGTATTTGTGGCTACCACTAACCGTCATTACATTTTCACAGATACCACAGGAGACAGACGAGAAATACCAATCGAATTTGGTGTCGATATGAGTCCTGAATTGGCACGTAAGCACGGTCAAGACTTCTACTTCGATAATTTACAAGGCAGTAACAAGCTATTTGAGGTATTATGGTTCACATTTCTTCAAGATAACAAAAATAACCCCTTTAACGCAACCATCAAGGCGGGAACGGATTTAGATAAGCAACGGTCTGAAATTGTCAAGCGCCATAGTAATGTTAGTGATACTCAAATGGCATTAGAAACAATTTTAAATAAGCAAGTACCCGATAATTTGTTAGAATTGGATAAAAACGACGTTATAAATTACTTGGCTGATGATGATTATAAATATGGCTCATATGATACGATAGCAAACATGGTTAATGAAAATTCTAGTCGTTTACGTGATAATAATATGATTTTACAGACGTTTATACACAAAGCAGTACGCACATTGGCTGGTAGAACAACATCAAGCGCAATTAAAGAACTTATGATGGGTTATGGTTACCACCCAAGCAATAACGGAGGTGCTTTTTATGTCAAGTGATACGCTCATAGTTGGTCTATATTTCTATCGACAAGGATTTCAAGTATTGCCGTATGAAAAAGGATCCAAGCACCCATTTGGTAAGAATTGGAGTGACTTCAGATTTAAAAACGAGGAAGAGTTGACAAAATGGGTTGAAAGTGGTAACGATTTAGGATTACTCCCCAACAACGATTTTATTTGGGTTGATTTAGATACAGACCACGGCGATTATAACGGACGAGATAATTATTTTGACTTTATAACGAACGCAGACCCATCTATTTTTGCGTATAAGCCACTTTCAGACAATCTGCATATATTTTATAAGCCAACCATTGAAATTCAACAGACAGGCGATAAGAGCCTTTTAGATGGTGTCGAGATTTCAAGTCAAGTAATGCCTATTCGTATCAATGGCTCATATATTTTTCAAAACCTCGATTTATCGCGCCCATTTATCGAACAACTGTACGATTTACCTAATAAAATTGTTCAATTGCATTATTTGAAGAACAGACCAGTACCAATCAAGAACCATTCTAAAAAACAAAAGGTTTACAAAAAACATAATATCGTCAATTATCTAAAAAAGGTAGCTCCGTTTGATGACGGCGGACGCTCAACTAGTTATCGAAAGTTAATCTATACAATGGTTGTCAAAAACGGTATGCCTTACGAGTTAGTTAAACCATTGGTTGATAAATGGGACAAATCAACGATTGATTTTGCAAGTGAGGAGCCATATGAATATGAACATGCAACAAGAGACCCAAGCTAAGTATTTGACAACACGACACAAGCGTGATACATTGTAATTGTTCATAAGGAGGACAAGAAATGCGGATAATTTACGATATTGAAGTTTTTAAAAAAATGAATATGGCTGGTTTCATTAGTATTTCTGGTAAGGCGTTCTATATAGTCAATGCGCCAAATTTACCAGCTGAAAAGATTGATAGTGAGTATGGCATTATTTTTTTTAACGAATATCCAAGGTGGGCGATATATGAAAAATTGAATGGGATAATTGCCTTTAATAATCATAATTACGATGATTACTTGATCAATGATATTATACAACACCGACCAACCGAATACATCAAAATGAAGTCTGATGTTATTGTTTCAGGAAAGCGACCAAGACAGCAGTTTGAGTGGTGGTCCTATGATTTAAGCGAAACATTACCTCTCGGCTTTTCAGTTAAGAAGTATGAAGCTATGGCTGGCTTATCCGTTGAGGAGAGTTCTATACCGTTTGATTATGACGGAGAATTTACCAAAGCACAGATTACGGAAGTTGTCAAGTACAATCATCAGGACTTGAAAGCTGAACTTGATTTATATAATACCCGAGCAACATATTTTGATGGCAAGGATATGCTTGTTGATGAATACGGTACAGAAAAAATGCACAGATATTCTAACACAACTATCTCAGCAAATTATTTAATGGGTAATGATAAATTAGATAAATTCACACCCGACAAGCCAAAAATATATGGTGTTCCTAGTAAAATAGATGACTTTCTTAATAATGCCCTTGAAGTAAGTCCACGGGTAAGTAAAGGAGACACACCCGCTGTACGTCAAAAATTAAAAGCTAATGAATGGGCTAACGAGGTTACTTCTTCATTTGGACAAGTCTTTACGTGGGGTTGGGGTGGATTACATTCGGCTACCGGAGAGATTTATTTAACCAAAACAGGTAAACAGCGAGTTAGATATTTTTCAGTAGATGAAACCAAGGTTCAACAGTGGGACGTGGCTAGTATGTTCCCCAATATCATCATTCGTGATGGTCTATTAGGTTCTAAAACAGATAAGTATAAAAAGTTGGTTGAGGAACGTTTAGAGAATAAGAAAAAAGGTCTTGCTGTTGCTGGTGCTCAAAAGATTGTCGTTAATGCGGTATATGGTGCGTTACGTTTACAGACATCTAAATTATTCAATCCTCATAGCGCTATTGCTGTCAATGTATCTGGAATGGTTGCCTTGTATAATTTGGCTAGTCGATTGGCTGATTATGGTACTATTCTTCAGACGAATACAGATGGTATCGCATTTAAACCTTTTGATACAACTACTCCAGATGTATTAGATGAGTTACGTACAAATTGGGAAGATGAGTTTAAACTAGAATTAGAAGTAACGAATTTTAAGCGTTTCATTCAACGAGACGTCAATAACTATGTTGCAGTAGATGAAAACGACCATATCAAAACCAAAGGTGGAACAGTTGGACAATCCGTACATGTTAATAAACTAGCCAAGTCAGGTGCGATAATCATTGACAAAATGGTTCTTAACTACTTACTTGACAAAACAGACCCAGCCATCACAGCCTTAAAAGGAGAACTAAGCGACTTCACATATACCCTAGTTAGTCAAAAAGGGAAAACTCAAACAGGTAGGACAGTTGATGAAAACGGTAAGCCACTTGACAACAAAGTAAACCGTGTATACGCAAGTTTAAACGGAGTCTCACTATTCAAAGAGCGAGTTAATGGTGCCCTTGCTAAATTCAGTGACGCTCCTGAAAAGATGACAGTTGTGAATGATGACTTGGCTAATTACAACGTTGATGATATCGATTATGGCTTCTATATCGACCTAGCAAACAAGAAAATAAAAGATTGGTTCAAAAACGCTTGACAATGTAACACAATGTGATATAATTAAAGCATATTAAAAAGACAAGGAAGTGTAATAATGACAAAAGCAAATTTTGTGTTTCTAAATTCAGACGACAAAAGCATTCAGATGTATTTTGAAGTTGAAAAAGAAATCGTGGAAGTAAAGTGGGGAAATCCTGATTATATCGCTGACCACTTAGCACAATTTGGCGTTAAGAATGCTGATGAATTGAGTGACAAGCTAACTAAACTTGGAACAGTTGAAATTTATGAGTTCTCGCGTAAGACCAAAGATGGTAAGCAAATTAGTGGTTGGAGTGTTGACAAGCCATTCCCTGAAGCAAGCAAGCCAGAAAAGGGCATTATTGCTGGTAAGATTGTAGAAGTAGTTACTAACGATTTCAAGGTTGCCGTATTGGTTGAGTTAAAGGACAAGTCAGTGTTTACCGTAGTTCGTGGCTTCTCTGTTTATGACCCAAAAAATAAAAAGATGTACCCCATGGCAAACAAGCGCAAGGCATTACTTGAAGCGTTTAATATCAAAGACTTCTCCGAATTGAAAAAGGGTGATGATATTACATTTATCCGTCAACAAGCTGGAGAAAACTATTACTATGTGCCAGAATTAGGCTAAACGTGTTATACTTAAACTAGCCCTCATACGGCTGGTTTTTTTATTAAAATTAGATAAGAGAAAACAATCATGAAATTATACGTACTAGCCACTGGCTCATCTGGTAATGCTTCCATCGTTCAAGGTAAACACGAAAATATCGCCCTTGACTTTGGCTTATCCTACTCAAAATGGCATACACTACTTGAAAAAAACAATTTAGAGTTGCCACACGAGTATTTTATCACACACGAACACGGAGACCACTTAAATCAAAGCGGATTAAACCGACTATTTGGCAAGTATAAAGGTTTATATTTTCATACCAATCGAGGAACCTTTGAAACTGAAGATTTTACTATTCAAGCATTCTTAGTTCCTCACGATATTGAAAATCATGGTTTTGTGATTATTGAAAAAGAGACTAACGAAAAGCTAGTTTACATCACTGATTGTTCAAGCATGTACCAAACGGTTAAGCATTATCAAGACCTATTGTCTAACGCAGACATTTACGCACTTGAAGCAAACTACGATGAACAATATATCGAAAACCCCGACATTCTTGACCAAATGAATTATAAATATAATGTTTTTAGAGGCATGATGAGGCATACAAGCAAACAAGAGAGCTTAAAAACTTTTGCAATGCTCAAAAAATCAAGTAGTAAATTTATACCGCTACACCAATCAAGTAGATTTTATAACTATTAAATTGAGGTAATAACCAATATGGGACAAATTAAAAAAAAGCTATTCGCCGGAGATAGTTTTCAATCTAGCCAAGTACCAAGCGAAATTTTAGATTTATTTCTCGGCTTTTTACAGACTAGCAACGTAACGACCGAACAATATTTTGATGTTGATGATACGACTGGCGAACGAATTTTAAACCGTGAGAAAATTACAACCAAGCAACAAGACTTAAAAGCAAGTCTATCGTTCTTTGAAAGAGTATATCCACAATACTTCGACCCAATCACACAGGAAAAACTAGAGCAGTTGAAAGTGGCTAGTTCAGACAGTACCGCAGATGACATTAAGAAAAAGGCTCGTGAAATATTTGAAGACACGGAGAATTGAGTATGTATTGGTATTACGAATATTTAAAGTTATATCGAGACGGAAAACCAATGTCACAATGGGTTATTAAAGCCCTAGACCGAGTACCCTATTATCTATCACATTACAATTATAACGAACGATACCCTCATCGCTTAATATCTTTCATGGAAAACAGCCTATATTTGCAAAAAGGCGACACTGGTTCCAAGATGAAACTCGAAATTGAGCAAAAATTCTGGATTGAGTTATTAGGATTTGAGTATGACGATGGACGACCTGTTATTACTGATTTAGGTTTAATAATTGGTGCAGGTTCTGGTAAGTCTACGTTTATGGCTGGTCTAGCTTTGGCTGTTATGATTGTAGATAGCCACAGGGGACAAGACGTGTTGGTTATGAGTAATTCTGTCAACCAATCACAGAACACATTTAGAACTGCAACGGATATGGTTAGTGATGATAGAAGCCCATTATACGACTTTAAAAAAATGGACTTGATACAGCCTATTCAAGGTAAAATCCGCTGGACTCCTACTAATAGCCAAATTGAAATTAAGGCAATGGATAATAAAACGGCTGATGGTGTCAATGTCCGTATGGCTATTTTTGATGAGTTCCACAGTTATACAACCAACGTTATTGAAAACATTAGAAAGAGTTCGGCCCCAAAACGTAAAGGAACTGGATTTACCACGGTATATATCTCAACTAACGGTGTGACTAGGGATAGCGTTTTTGATAGTTATTTCAAGCGGTGGGAGAGAATACTAGACGGAGAAATTGAGGATTATAGTACGTTCCCAATGATTTACCAATTGGACGATTTACAAGAGAGTACAGATATTACAATGTACGAAAAAGCAATGCCATTTGTTAAGTCGATTAGTGACCCACAAATTACGTATGAAAACTTTATGAAAACAAAAGGCAATCCAGTAGCACAAGCCGAGTTTTTAGCTAAGTCATTCAATATCCCACAAAGCCA